GGTTATTATCTACAGACATGAAAGATAGGATAAAAGACAAGATTGCTGATTACATAGATGATTTAAAATGGCATGGAGATGATTACGAATTAGACGATAAAGCATAGTAAATTAATAAATAAATAAAAGTAAAATGAAAAAGTTAGCATTAGTATTAGGATTAGTAGCATTAACAGTAAGCTGTAAGAAAGAAGATTTAAGTCCATCAGTTGAGTATTCTTCAAGTAAAGATTGTGATTGTGATAGGATAGTAAAAGTATTTCAGTACAATGTTGTTAACAGTGCCGAAGAAGGTGGAGTTTCTGTTTATGCACATATATGGACTGTTAATGATTGCAGTAATTTTAATAAAGATACAAAGAGAAATTTCTCAAACGTTTCTTTAATTCCTAAAGTTGGAGAGTGTTATAAAATGCCATATTAGAAAATAAATCAGTAAGTAATGAGCCAAGTAAACGAATACGTAAAAAAAGAAGTTTTAGAGTTAGTAAAAAAGGGTGTTGATGTTACACCCTCTATAATTTTACAGCTTAGAAAAGACTTCATTAATCACAGAAACTACTGTAATAATAAGATTTTAGCAAGTGTAGATGCTGAAATATATAACCACAGAAAAAATAGAACTAAGAAAGTTGAAAATATTAATTCAGTTGATTTAGGTTACAAAAATGAATCTTATCTTAGTGAAGAAGAAATGATTCAGGGTTATATAGTACCAACTTTTAACGAATTATCTGAATCAGAAAAAGAAATTTATAAAACAAAATAAGTAAATATATGTTAATTAAACAGTTAAGAACAACAAGAAAACGAATGATTAAAGGAGGTGTAATTAAACAACGTTATTTTCGATTATTACAACGTGAACACAGCCTGATTTTAAAATCTCTAAATTATTACAAAAATGCAGAAGAGAATTGATGAGCTATTACTATCAGGTAAAAGCATAGCTGATGTAGTTAGAATAGTATCAAATGAAACTGGTAAATCTAAACAAAACATAAGATACCACGTTAACAAGATAAAAGATAGAAATAAAGCATTAAGAGAAGAATGTGAAGAAAAAGGAATAGATTTTAATAGTGTTAATTACTATTGGTATAAATCTGAAAAGTTCTCGATAAATGCTACACCTAACGAAGCAGTAGATTACGAAAAGATAATTAACGACATCTTAGAGCAGAAGTATCAAAAACTAGAAAAGAAACAATTACCTGAAGTAGAAACATTTGACAGATTAGTATTTACAGATACACACGTAGGAATGGATGCATCTAGAAAGGGATTAGCAATGTATGCAGAAGAGTGGGGAGGGGAGATGTTATTCCAACGTATAGAAGAAATGGCTAATAAAATGTTATCTTGTAAACGTTCAAGTGTATTATATATTGATGACTTAGGAGATTACATGGATGGTTTTAATGGTTTAACAACTAGAGGAGGTCACAAATTACCGCAAAACATGACTAACGAAGAAGCATTTGATACTGGATTAAAAGCTAAATTAATGTTAGTTGACTTGCTAAGTAAAGAATATGAATACATCACGTTTAATAATGTTTGTAATGATAATCATTCAGCTGCATTTGGTTATACGGTTAACTCAGCATTTAAGCAAATTTGTGATGTAAAATACAACAATGTAGAAGTAGTTAATCATTTAAAGTTCATGAGCCATTATGTAGTAGGTGACCATGCATTTGTTATTACACACGGTAAAGATGATAGACATATGAAATACGGATTCAAACCTATACTAGATGCAAAGCAAGTTTATAAGATAGACCAATTCTTAAAGAATGAGGGTATTTATAGAGAAGCAAAGTATATAGAAATATCTAAGGGAGATTCACACCAATGTTTGTTTGATATGTGTACATCTGATGATTTTCATTATTTCAACTTTGCAGCATTTAGTCCATCTTCAGAATGGGTACAACTTAACTTCACTAAAGGTCGTTCAGGATTTACAATTATGCATATAGACAAATACACACCAAATAAATCAATATTCCCTTATTTTTTTAATAACAATTAATTATGAATATAACAGATAAAATAACAATTACCAACGAGGATAACATGGAGTTAATGGCACGTTATCCTGATAACTATTTTGATTTAGCTATTGTAGACCCTCCTTATGGATTAGAAAGATTTAAAAAGGGGGGAAGTATTATTAATAAGTACGGAAGTGAAAAAGGTAATTGGAATAATGTAAAACCAAATAAAGAATATTTTAATGAGTTGTTTAGAATATCAAAAAATCAAATAATTTGGGGGTCTAATAATTTTGAATTACCAACTAGCGAATATTTTATTATTTGGCAAAAATCAAATGCTGAAGATTTTAGTTTTGCTATGTGTGAAATGGCTTGGACTAATTGCAAAGTACCTGCCAAAGTTTTTAAACATTTTCACGTTCAAACAGAAGATAAAAATAAAATACATCCAACACAAAAACCAATAGAGTTATACAAATGGCTTTTAGACAAATACGCAAAGCAAGGTGATAAGATATTAGATACTCACTTAGGAAGTGGAAGTATAGCAATAGCTTGCCACGATTACGACTTTGAACTTACTGCTTGTGAGTTGGACAAAGAATATTACGACAAAGCAATAGAAAGAATTAAAAATCACGTTTCACAACAAAAATTATTTTAAAATGAAAGCAACATTAGAATTTGAAGAAGAAGAAGATTTAAGAACTGCATTAGATGGTTATAAATGGAAGCTAGTATCATGGGATTTAGACCAAGAAATGAGAAGATTATTAAAGTATGATGATACTATTTCAGATGAGAAATGGCATCAAGTAGAAGAACTAAGAACTAAACTAAGAGAAATTATTAACGATTACAATTTAAATTTAGATTAATTATGAACGCAAAGCAAAGAAAGTTAGAAAGATTGGCACAATACAAAATGAATAGTGCTAAATATGATAAAGCAGTAGTAGTAACTTATGGTGGTTTACTAGCTTTAATTGATTATATAGAAGAATGTAATGAGGTGTTTCCAGAACTTATTACAAACAGATTAAAAAACGAAGTTAACATGGCTTTAAATAAGGTATATGAAACTGGAGCAGATGCTAATGTTATTGAAGAGCATAACGAAATAGCAAATTTATTTAGGGAAACTATTGCAGGAATAAATTAATTTATTATATTTGCAGACAAGTTCGAGTCTCAAACATAGTGAACTGAAGAAATTATTTACCCTTATAATGATGTAGACGTGAGACTCCTACTGATTTATGAGGGTTTTTTTATTTATTTAATTTATAGCTTATGCAATTAGAAGAGTTAAGTAGTGTAATTCACAATGCACTATGGGGTGTTGAAAACACAAAGTATTTAAATGATTTAACAGAAATCATAGAATCTAAAGAAGAGTATTGTTTTAATAACGATACATTTTTAAATTACCATTTTCCTTATGGTATAAATTACGATTACGAATTATTAGAAAGAGATTTTGTTGTAGATACATTATCAATACTAAAAAATAAATATTTAGTTGATAGTATGGTTATATGCAGAATGTTAGGTGCTGTAAAAGAGATAAGAGAAACTAACAGTATGAATTACGTTAGTAATTATTATAAGTTTAACAATTAATTTATTTATTATGATTTACAAATTTGAATGCAAAAATCAAAACTTTACAAGTTGTGAGTTTGAGCAAATTGATGAAGATTATTTATCAATAGTTATTAAAGACGAAGAAAGTTTTAATCAACTTTTTTTAGACAAAAAAGACGTTTACCATTTAATTGGTGCTTTACATTTAATACAAAAAGAAATGAAATAGTTATGAGTGGTTGGATTAAAATACACCGTTCTATTTTAGACTGGGAATGGTACGAAGATACAAATACATTTAGATTGTTTATACACTTAATTTTAAAAGCAAATCATAAGGATAAAAACTATAAAGGTAAGCTAATTAAAAGAGGTTGTTTAGTTACTGGTAGGGATTTATTATCAGCTGAAACAGGGCTAAGTGTTAGGCAAATTAGAACGTGTTTAGAACGTCTAAAATCGACCAACGAAATAGCCATCAAAACAGGTTCAAAAGGTACTGAAATTCAAATAGTTAAATATGAACAATATCAATTAGCGACCAACGAAACGACCAACAAACGACCAACAAGCGACCAACAAACGACCACTAACAAGAATGAAGAGAAAGAAAAGAATGAAAAGAATACTATACCGACACTAGAAGAATTTATAGCTTATGGTCTTGAAAATAAACCTAAAGCTGATAAAGAACAATTAAGGTTAAAATATAATGCATGGTTAGAAAATGATTGGTGTACTAATAGAAAAGGTGTTAATTCAAAAATAAAAAACTGGAAATCTACTTTATCAAATACTTTGCCTTATATTAGCGAAACAAAAACAAGTGATAATTTTTATAAAATTAGTGTGTAATGAATGAATTTATTGAATGGTCTGAATTAGACATAAAAAAAACTAGAGGTAAGGAAGCATTAAGATGCCCTAAATGTGATGAGCGTAGAAGTGATAAAAGAGATAAATCACTAAAGATAAATCACGATGCAGGTGTAGGTAAATGTTTTTATTGTGAAGCATTAACATTTAGAGAAAGTAATTTAGAAAGAAATACATCTTACGAATTACCCAGTCAAGAATGGAGAAACTACACAGAATTGACAGATAAGTTAGTTAAATGGTGTTGGTCGGAAAGAATGATAAGTCAAACCACATTAAATCATTTTGGTATTACAGAAGAGAAAGTGTACTTCCCAAAGTCAGGTAAAGAATTAAATGCTATTGTTTTTAATTACTTTGAACAAGATAAGCTAATTAATAAAAAATATCGTTCAGCGAACAAAGAGTTTACTCAATTTAAAGGTGGTAAACCTATATTTTACAATATTAATTCTGTAATAGGTCAAGATACAGTTTACATAGTTGAGGGAGAGTTTGATGTTTTAGCTATGTACGAAGCAGGATTTAAGAATGTTATTTCACTTCCAAATGGTGCAAATGATAATGATGATTATTGGATTAATTCAGAAAAGTATTTAAAGGATATTAAGCATTTTATTATTGCAACTGATAATGATGAGAAAGGAATTGAAACTAGAAATAAGATTTCACACCGTTTAGGACGCTTTAGATGCACTTTTATTGAATGGATGGGTAAAGATGCTAACGACGACTTAAAAAGCTATCAGATTCAAAATTCTTTAAAACAAGAAAAACGATTTCCAATAGGGGGTACTTTCAATAGTTTTGATTTATTAGATGATACTTTGAGATTGTATAATGATGGTATGCCTAAAACAATTTATCCTAAATCTGAAATGTTTGGAGAGTTAAAAGATAACTTTTCAATAATGATGGGGCAATTAACAGTAGTGACTGGTATTCCATCACATGGTAAATCTTCATTTATTGATTGGTATGCTTTAAATTTGGTTAATGATTATGATTACAAACTATCTATATTTAGTCCTGAACATAATCCATTAGGTTTGTATAATACAAAATATGCATCTTTAGCAATAGGTAAACCATTCTTTGGTAGAAATAGGATGTCAGAAAAAGATGTTTATAGATATACTGAATGGTCTAAAGAGAAACTTTATTTCACTACTGCTGAAGAAAATGTTGCACCTGATTGGGATTGGTTGCTAGATAAGTTTAAGGAGCAAATGTTTACATATGGTATTAATGTATTTATTATTGATGCATGGAACAAGGTACAGATGCCTAAAGGATTTGCAGGTAAAGAGGGGATAGACCAAATATTAACAAGGATTACTTCTTTTTGTGTTCAGTATAATGTTCATATATTTTTAGTTGCACATCCGACTAAGATGAAGAAAGATGATAAGACTGGTAAATATGATGTACCTGATTTATATTCAGTAAGTGGTTCATCTGATTTTAGGAATCAAACTCACAACGGACTATGTGTGTATAGAGAATTTGGTAATGAAATTGAAGCTGGTTTTACTACAGTAATAAATCTTAAAACTAAGTACGATTTTCAAGGTAAAATAACGTCTATTACTAAATTTAATTGGAATAATGATAATAGGAGATTTTATGTTGATGGTGCTGATAGTTCAATAGATTTAACAAGAGTAGAAGAAATACAAGAAGAAATGAGTTTTAAACCAATGCAGCCAAATGAAGAATTTGATTGTCCATTTTAAAAATTAATAGTTATGATTACAGATAGAAAGTTAATGGAGTTAGGATTTAGATGTTACCAAGTTAATACACTAATGTATTTTGAAAAAGGTGATGTAAAACTAGAAAAGATTTATTGTGGTTATCTTTGTACTAGACCACATAAAGTAATAAAAACAATTAAACAATTAAAAGAATTATTATGAGAGAGTTTGAAGATGAAAAGTTAAGAAAGTTAAACAACATTTTTACAGTTACAGTGATTGTATTTTGGCTGTTTACGTTAATTTTTATTTTAGGAATAGGTTATTTATTTACGTTATGAACAAGAGATTAATTAAATTTTACAAAGGTGTAGTATTAGAACAATTACACACACATTTAGTAAAGAATGGAACTATGATAAGTATTGATGAATTAGATGTATTACTGAAGTCTATAACAGGTTTAGACAAATCAACTACTAAGATGACAACTGAAGAATTAAATGAGTTAATAACGGATGCGTTTGATTTAGGGGATAGTGTAGGAATACATTTGAATTATCCTGATAACGAATATGTACCAGTATATGAATAAACAAAAGAAGTGCAAACATTGTAGGGAGTTGTTTACTCCTTACAATTCCTTACAGAAATACTGCTTTAAAGATGAATGTAGAACAGTATGGATAGAAACTGAAAAAGCTAAACAATGGAAAAAGAAGAAAGCAAAGATTAAACAGGATTTAATGACTGTTCAGGATTACATCAAGATTGCACAACAAGTATTCAACAAGTACATAAGATTAAGAGATAAAGGTAATAAGTGCATAAGCTGTAATAAAACACCATTAAAAGAGAACGGAGGGCATTTTTTTAATGCTAATAATCACTGGAACGTAAGGTTTGATGAGGACAATGTGCATTTACAATGTGAACACTGCAATACATTCTTATCAGGTAATCTAATAAACTATCGTACTAACTTAATAGCAAAGATAGGGATTGAAAGATACAATGAATTAGAAGCAAAATCTAACGTCACACGCAAGTTCACAGTTGGGGAACTAAAAGAAATTATTGAAGAATATAAAAAAAAGTTAAAAGAATTGTAATTAATATAATAATTATTATTATATTTGTAGAAATTAAAAACAAAGTTATGGAGAAGTTAGTAAAAATTCAAAGCGAATTAAAAGCACCTAAAAACCAGTTTAACTCATTTGGCAAATATAACTACCGTAGTTGTGAAGATATACTGGAAGCAGTTAAACCTTTATTACTAAAGTATAATTGTACTTTAACTTTATCAGATGAAATAAAAGAAGTTGCAGGATTTATTTATGTTAATGTAAATGTAACTTTTGCTGATAATGAAGATAAAAGTAGAGTGGTAGTTGTTAGTTCTCAGGCAGGAATTGAACCAAATAAAAAAGGTATGGACATTAGCCAGTCTTTCGGTAGTTCATCAAGTTATGCTAGGAAGTATGCATTAAATGGTTTATTCTTAATTGATGATACAAAAGATAGTGATGCAACAAATAAACATGGTAAAGAGGAAGTAAAAGAAGCTAAGCCAAAGATGCACCAACTAACAGCAGATAATGTTAAATCAATTATTGCTAAAGGTACACAGCAAGAAGTATTAGACCAAATAGGAAAGAAATACATGGCTACTACTATACAGATAAAAGAGTTAATGGATTCAATTAAAAAGTAATGAAGAATATAATAGAACTAAATCCTTTACACGTTGCTATGGTTAAAGAGCAAATGACAAAGAAAGGAATAAAAGCAAAGACAAATCAGCAAGTAATAGACTACTTGTTTAGTTTAGTAATCAATAAAAACAAATAAATTATGAATGAAATGTACGACATCGACAGAGAAAGAGAAGAGTACGAGTACAACAACGTACAAGAGTCTCAGGACCAGTTAGAGCAAATCAGTAAAGTAGGTATGCCTAACGTAACATCAATCATTAACGGTATAGTATCAGATGTAGAAGTAGGGCGTGTTAATCCTTTAGATGCATTTGCTATCTTTAAGAAAATGGAATCACTATTTAACGAAGCTAAAAAACAAATAGATGCTCTAGCGATAGAAGAAGCAGAACATTATGGACAAAGCACATTCTCACACAATGGACAAAAGTATGAGGTACGCAACGGTGCGACTAGATACAACTTCAAAGATATTCCTGAATGGATAGAAGCTAACGAAAAGTTAAAGCTAATTGAAGAAAAGTATAAGACAGCTTATAAAAATAGACAAATGAATTTAAGTTCATTAGATGAAACAACAGGGGAGTTATTACAACTGCCAACAGTAACAACAAGTAAATCAAGTTTAATAGTTAAAAATAAATAAAATGGAGAATGAATTTTATTATTCAGAGAAAGAAGATGTAATAGATATTACATTATGTAATGATGGCTGTATAGATGAGTTAAAAACTACTAACTCTTTAAAGTTTAAAGATAGATTTGATATGATTAAATATCTTATGTATTGTGAAATACAAGAAAGAGGACAGTCTATTGTAGTGTTAGATGAATTATCTGAATATTTAGAAAGCGCTATTAATGATGTTTATAGTGAAGATTATAAAAAAGAAATGACAGATTTTGATTTATTTAATAATAAAGATGTTGAAATTAATATTAATTTAAAAGTAAAATAAAATGAGTGCAATTATCAATGCAAGTATCGACCTATCAAAAATAGATAGCTCAAGAATCTTTGAAAAAGATGGTAGAAAGTGGTTAAGTCTTTCAATTAGTGTAAACGATGAAACAAACTACGGTAATAACGTAGGTATATCAATAGCACAAAGTAAAGAAGAAAGAGAAGCTAAACAGCCTAAAACATACTTAGGTAATGGGAAAGTAGTATGGAATTCAGGAACTATTGTAAATGCCGAGAAACAAGAACAAGAAGTAGATACATCTAAAGATTTACCATTCTAGAATAAACTAAGCACCCTACTAAGAATGAATATTAACTATTTATTAAACGCTTAAACGGTAGGGTGTTTTTAAATTTAAAAGATATGAAGAAAAGAGTTAAATGTATAGTTGAACACAATACTAAATACCTGAAGTACAAACATAACTACGAGGTATATTCAGAAGATGAAAATTTCTACTACTTTAGATTTGAAGATGAATTAGTTAAATACCCTAAATTTTATTTTATAGAAATATGAAAGTAAGAGCAAAAGAAACTAATGAATATATAACCGAGGGTAATAATTATGAAGTCATTAAGGTTAAAAATAATCATTACACAATAATAGATGATACTGGAGAAGAATGTACTTTACGTAATGGCAGATTTGAGCCAATAGAAGAAAGTAGTCACTACGATAATACAAACGGAAGCCTTTACAAGTTTGCTCAAGACCATAAGCTAAATGCATGGGAGTTTGATGTAATTAAAAGAATAGTAAGATGCAGAAAGAAAGGTCAATGGCTAAGTGATATTGACAAAACTATAAAAGTATTAGAATTGTATAAAGAAGAATATAGAGAGGTTAATTAATAATTAGCCTTTTTTTGTGTTTGTTTAACTTTTAATCAAAAATAATGATTATATTTACGTCAAAAAAAAACGTGAAACTTTTAAACGAATTAGCAAAGCATCATAACGAATGGGTACACATAGTGAAAACATTCGGAGAACATAACACCTGCGAAGATATAGTTCAAGAGATGTACATAAAACTAAACAAGTACACTAAACTAGAGAATATAACTAACAACGGTAAACTAAACAAATCGTATGTATGGTTAACATTAAGAAACTTATACTACAATCAACAAAAACAAAGTAATAAGGTTAATTATATAGATATAGAAGATTGCAAAGGACTAGAAGCCTTAAACACAAGTAACGAAGAACTATCTGCTCAAAGTAGGCTAAATGATAAAGTAAATGGAGAGATTGAATCATGGCACTGGGCAGATAAGTTACTATTTGAGATTTACCTAAACGAAGGTAAGTCTATGAGGAAACTAGCAGAAGACACAGGTATAAGTGTAACGACTATATTTTGGACAATAAAGAAATGTAAACAAAGATTAAGAGAAAACGTAGGTGAAGACTACGACGATTATTATAACAAAGATTTTGAATTAATATGAATAACATTTTATCAGTATTAGAGGAATACATACAACAACATAAGGAAAAGAGTAAAGAGAATTACAACAACTATGTTAAAATGAAAGATGAAGTTAACAGATTAACTAGAGAAAATGCTAAACTTAAAGAAGATTTATACGAATTAAGTAAAGAATTAAGAAATGATAGAGAATAAAGAATTAGCATTTGTGGTATATTCATTTATATTATTTATAGGTGGATTTGTTTCAGGATACGCATATAAAAGTTTTAAAAATAGATTTAAAGAATTAGAAAATGGAAGAAAATAAACCAAAACAAACAAGAAAACGCAAACCTAGAAGCAAAGGTTTAGGTGATAGTGTAGAAAAGATAACTAAAGCTACAGGAATAGATAAAGTAGTTAAGTTTATTGCAGGTGAAGACTGTGGATGCGACAAAAGAAAAGACATCTTAAACAACTTATTCCCTTACAAACAACCTAAGTGTTTACAAGAAGAAGAATATAACTATCTAACAACATTCTTTGAATCTAAAACAAATACATTAGCACCAAGTCAACAAAGGGAATTACTAAAGATATATAATAGAGTATTCAACATTAATGAACCTTTAAGCAGTTGCCCTGATTGTTGGAGGAATAGAATAAAAGAACTAACAAAATTATACAATGAGTACTAGAATAATAGAAGTATTTGAATATTGCCAGTTATCTATACATATAGATGAGACTTTTAAACTTTATCATAAAGCATTGTTTATGTATTGTAACAATTGAATAAACAAAACAAAATCAAATGGACAAAAGAAAGAATAACGGAGGTGCAAGACCAGGAGCAGGACGTAAGCCAAAAGATGAAGAACAAAAGATAAGGGACTTAATGAAACCTTATTCACTAGATGCTATACAATGTTTAGCTAACATCATATTAGACGATAAAGCAAGGCATTCAGATAAAATAAGTGCATCTAAACTAATAATAGAATATACTTACGGTAAACCGAAAGAAACAGTTGAAACTACACATAACATTAACGAGTTCAATATAAAAGATGTCTTTAGAATTAAATCCTAAGTATTTACCTTTATTTAACAATGACAACCGTTACTATATTGTAACTGGAGGTAGGGGTTCAGGTAAATCGTGGACAGTAACCATGTTTTTATTAGGTTTAACTTACGAATCTAACGAGGTTATACTATTTACACGTTATACATTAACATCTGCTCACGTTTCAATCATTCCAGAGTTTTTAGAGAAGCTAGAACTATTAGGGAATGAATCAGACTTTCACATTACTAAAGATGAAATAATAAATTTAAAGACTGGAAGTAAGATAATATTCAAAGGTATCAAAACAAGTTCAGGAACTCAAACTGCATCTCTTAAATCATTAGCAGGTGTTACTTGTTGGGTACTAGATGAAGCTGAAGAGTTAGTAGATGAAGATGTATTTGATAAAATAGACCTATCAATAAGAGCAAAGAATAAACAGAATAGAGTTATACTTGTTCTGAATCCTGCAACTAAAGAGCATTTTATATATCAGAAGTTCTTTGAAGCAAAAGGAGTAGAAGCAGGTAGTAATATAACTAAAGGAGATACTACCTACATACACACTACATACTTAGATAACAAAGATAACTTATCAGAATCTTTTTTAAAGCAAGTAGAAGAAACAAAGAAGCGTAGACCTGAAAAGTATAAACACGCAATTTTAGGGGGTT